ATACAGTTTCTAACACACTAGGTTTTATTTGATGAAGTGAATTTTGATAAAAATTCAAAATGTAATCAACATTTTCTATTTTTTTAGTTTCACTGGATTCGCTATCAAAAGGAACCATAGACATAAGTTCAAAATCACATCCAATGTTTTCTAATGCCATTTTACAACCTGTGACTAGACTGAGGTCGCGCATGAGATAGCCGTGATGACAAAGATATTTTTTTAAAAATTTATCATCATACTCATTTTGAAAATAAAGATTTCCCGGAGTGATCCAACCTCTTTCTTTTGTAAATCTATCTTCTCTAGTGATATTAGAGAACATGATCATCACTAGATCATTTTTATCTATCTTATGATATATTATAGCCTGCATCAGTGCTTGAAAAATATAAAAATTTCCTGCACCGGATTGTGCGTAAATGTAATGGTCGGGAATTTCCTGAGCAATTATATTAGCCCAGGTAGGCCAACTGTAGTCAGTGAAACTGCATCCGAAAGCGAAGAAACGTTTATATTTAGAAAAAACGATATTTTCCATACAATAAATAATATTAGCACATTATTTATACAGTCAATTTATGCCGCAAATAAACCTAGAGATTCGACCTAACGAATATTTTACAACTAACCCAGAATCTATTCTAACCAATTTGTTAGAAAAATATAATGTTTCGAATTTGTTCTATGGATATATATTCCTTGGTTATCCTAATTGGCATGCTGAGAATATAGATCTGTTTCAATATTTGCCGATAGATTTTTTAGACAATTTAAGACATTCAAATACGTTATTGATTGTTGATTATACATTTGAAGGATTTAGTCATACGGAATGTCCTATTATCAACATACTTGAAAAAAATTGTGTACAATATAATATCAATCCTAAGAAAATATTTTATTTTTCTGGAAATTTAAAGGATAAGTCAGATCTGATAAATGTTATTCCAATTTTTTTATTAGACAATAATAATAACTTTAAGAATCTACATAGTGACATAGATGTAATACAAAAAACTTTCCTTAACAAAAAACAAAATGAAATTTTACTAAGTTTATCGAGACGTAATCGATTTCATAGAGTTATAGCTCATGCTATGCTTTTTAGCAGTGGATTAAAAGAATATTCTGTTATTAGCCAAGATGTGCTAACAGATATAAATGCTAATGAAAATCTTTTGCGAACGATAGGATTAAGTCCAAAACAATGGAAAAGATTCACAAAAAATTTACCATTAATAGCAGATGAAAATAATTTTCATATAAATGATCCATTTAACCATTTATTTGATTTACATGCTAAAACTTGTTTCAGTATTGTAAATGAAACATTAATTAACGACTGGAATGATACTAGTCTATTCTTTTCAGAAAAAATATTAAAACCTATAATTAATTTTCAACCATTCGTTATCTATGGACAACCAGGAATCAATCATGCAATGATCGATCTAGGATTTCAATTGTACGACAAATATTTTGATTTATCTTTTGATTACGAAAAAAATAATACATTAAGATACAAAAAATTATTAGACAGTATAGAAAAAACAGTTCATAAATTAGCTAATTTAGATGTAACTGAGCAAATGAACTGGAGATTCCAGCACTTAGAAATTTTAAAAAATAATTACAATAATTTTTTACTACAAACTCATAGTAATCAAGCAGGTAGAAAGTTCTCAAACATTATTTCAAAGCTTTGAACAATCGTCAAAAAAACTCACTAAATCGGGAAATGTATTTTTAAAATTTGTACTCCTGCGTTTATCGTATTCAATAAACCAATTATAAAAATCTTTACGCCCTTCTTTTATTTTTTGTTCACTATATATTGTGTTTTCCATGTAATGGACTACACGTTTAAATTTTTCATATTCCAGATGTGAAAATTTAGTTCTATCAAACTCATCTATATTATCTTTTATAAAATTTAAATGATCATACATATATGGCATGTATTCATCTTTAGGTAAAATGTTCATGTCGTATTGTAAAGGCTCTTTTAAATACGGAGTATCAAATCTAATCCGTTGCCATTTATTTTGATCATTGCCGTTGTATTTTTTTCTCCATTCTAAAATTTTACGTAATAAGAATTGAAAATTTGTGACTGTTAAAATATTAAATGTAATCATGAAAGTTACAGGTAAATTGGTTTTTGTAAGATACGTATCTAAATTTTTTTCCCACACAGTTAAATCTAATCCTGTACGGATATATTCTGCAGAAGTTCCCCAAGTATCTATACTGGTGAAAATTTTAAAATCTTTTATACACCCATGTTCTATCAAGTAATTTGCTTTATCAACTAATCTATCTATAAGAATTGGTTTCACACCAAAATTTGAATTTACATTTAACTCTAGATCAGGTAAAGGATTAACACTTAAATCGTCTAATAACCTCCAGGTGCTCTGTTGTAACAAAGGTTCGCCGCCGGTTATTCGTAATATAGTCAGTGTCTGACGAACTTCAGGCCACCAACGCCACCATGCTTCTACATAAGGATTAACATCTTCCTCATAGACAGTAAACCAATCAATGTCATTACGATGATTTTTGACCATGGTGTACGGGCCATAGTTTTTTATTTCTTTGTAGTAAGCACTACTGTGTTTGGGATGGCAATATCCACATTTGAAATTGCATTCATTTCCGAATGATATTTCGATATACTGAGGATTAATAGGCATTAACGGTTTTTCTTTTATGCTGTTAAATCTACTTTCTGTATAGATACTGGAATTACGTTCATGTCTATCGCTTATATATTCTTCTCCCAATGCTTCGATATTCCAGCAATATTGGCACCCAGAAGGTTTTTTACCTTCTATCATATCAGATCTTTCTGAAATTTTTTGAGGTGTATTATGTAATATACTAGGATCGTCGTTTAATTTTTCTAACGGAATTTTATGAGGAGGCGGATGATAGCAACTGTGTGTCTCTCCTGTCTGCATGTAAATGGTAGTATGGTGCCATTTAGCCATACAAAAAGTAGGACTAATCTCATTCATTATAGGAATGAATTTTTTAATTCTTGGAATATCGTTCATCAAATTCCTGTTTCAACCATTCAAAATCGTTTATCTTTTTGATGGCTTCATTATTACCTCTATTTTTTTCGCCGTATGCACGACCTGTAATAGCTCCTAGATATCCGTAATATCCAAATGGTACATTTTCGTTTAAAGTTGACCACTGTTCGAGACGCTGTAATGATTCACTGGAATCTTGCCTAGCAATAACTTGACTAGATAATTTAACACATTCTCTAAATGCGCTTTTCCAGGTGTTAAAAGGATCAGTATTAAATGCTGTTATATTTGACACAGCATTAACTAATTTAAAATTATTACTGATACTGGTTGTCATATCAGTAGATGTAATATCCATATTGATAGTTTTCTCTCTCGGTAATAATTTTACACCACCGTACCCATACTCGAGATCGTTGATAGGATTACGACTGCGCCAAACGTGTACGTGAGATCTTTCATATCTAGGAACCATATAATCGAAATTAAAATTATCAACTATTTTTGCATCACCGTCTACTACATAAAAAAGTTCTGTGGTTGCTATTTTCGCTGCTTCGATATGTGCTTGATGAATTCCTTTTATTCCATGTATTCTTTTGGCTTGAGGAAATTTTTTTATTAATTCAGTATAATTTTCATCAGCATTAGGTTCGTTATAACTTATAAAAACAATATCGTGTTGTATAGGAACTGGGTCCGACGCTACTAAATCTATTTCTTTTTTCTCTACAAAATATCTATTATTAAATTCTCTCTGAGAAATTTTTAAATTTTTTGGAAAGAGACAGATCCCATCTTTATGTTCTCCGTTTTTAAAAACATGAACATACATATCATCCCATTTTGTGGCTCTGTAAGAATTTAGATCAAAATCGCTTCTTACTTCTAAGTCATCCCAGATCACCCAAAACATCTTTGTAAAAGATTTTTTAGAAATGTCTACTATGCTGTTACAATTTTCTATAAATTGAGCGTTAGAAAAACGGCTGGACATTGCCTGCCTCTTTTCTTCACAAATTGTTTTCTCACTTACAAAAAAAATATCATACATTTCTATAGTATGTTAGACCTAAGTTAATTGTTTCATCGTATAAGTCAAGAGTAAATTTACTTTGCTGAGAATCTAACCACGGCCAATCTAAACCTAACTGATATTTAATTTTATTTGATAGTTCTTTGGAGTCATCTTCAACTGAAGTATGATTAACATTTTGTTCATATATGTTTCGTAAAATTTCAAAATCTCTTACGTCAATATAATTCCAGTCTGTACAATTAGTCATCCATGTTCCCATACGAGCACCAAGAATAGAGTAAATTCCATTTTCGTCATGAGAACCGACAGTACTCCACATACGCAATCTATGAATGTTATGCCACCAAATTCGTTCTTTTATTTCTTGCGGAGGAACCCTTACTCCGTCAAGTAGAGTCATCTTAACACCTTCACGAAATCCAGCTCGCCATGCTTGAAATGACGAACCTGTAATTATACTATCACTGTAAACACGGGGAAAATTTTTATACCCGTCTTCCCAGCAAAAGTCTACCTGTGCTCTTTCACTTTCCGAGTTTTCATGTGTTTTCATATTCAACACAAACTCTTTATTCCAAATTTTTAAACCACCATTGCCATAACGTAGTCCATTGACACTATTTCTACCGCACCAACCATAGACCTTGATCTTAGGATCACTCATATCGAGATCCAGATTGAAAAATTCGTGATATACTATGTTGTCCGCATCAACAGTAATAAACCAATCAGTTTCTGATAATTCTGCTGCTGCCTTGTGTGCGTGATCTGAACCTTTTATGCCGTGAACACGTTTTGCCCAGGGCACTTTGTTACACAAATCAGCATAATGCAGATCCGCATTTGGTTCATCATAACTTAAAAACACAACATCAAATTCAACAATTTTCATTTATATTCTATCACATAATTTTTAAATAATCGTCTAGTATAAACACTGAAACTATCATAATCTATATCTTTGATTATTACATTTTTTGCTATTAGATCACTTATTGTAACATCATGCATTTCATAAATCAAATTAGGATCATTATACGCTGTGATGAGAAAATTCATAACAGTGCTACCTTCCCATACAAATTTTCTTGTTTTAATTTTTTGCTTGGTTTTTTTAGTGCCGCCAAACTCTTCCGATAATTGAATTTTCAAAGTTTTATTTTTTTTACTATAGGTAAGATAAACATCATACTTTTCAGCTTCGGTATATTCTAATGATATAATCCTATGTAAAACATCATCCAATTTTATTAAAGTTTTTAATTCTGCGATTTCTAGACTGCCAGAATTAATATCAATCATACATTTTTCAATTTGTATTTCGGCATCAATTATAGATTGTGCCAGTTCTTTATCAATATAGATTTTATGTTCTTCGTTCTGAAACGTAAAATCTGGACCGACACTGATAACTTTACCTGTAGTGGGATTAAAAACTGCGACATATTTTACTATTGGTGGTTTATATTCTGCTAACCACTTATCAAAATCTTCTATTGTTTCCATGCTATCTCCTCCAAGATGCTTATCATTTCATCGGTAATTTTATCTTTTTCCACATAGTGTACGATATCATGTTGTTGATAATTACCAATTTTTAGATTACCGTTTTTATTAAGATAAAATCCAACGTGGTCACTCCATTTATCAGATGGCCAGGGCCAGTCTTGCATCATGGGTTTCATATGGACTATTTTAGGAAAATCTAAGTTGTAACTTACATCATCTGATATATCTAATATTTTTGCTGATAAAGCAAAAGCTTCATCTGTGCCAAGAACTTTAGGCTTATATTCCGAAAGAAAAATGTTAGAAAATTCTATAGGATTTTTGATTATATATCTTCCTAGTTTAAAAAAATTATCTACTTTTGTAGAATTCTTTTTAAAAAAAGTCCACATAGAATATAAATCCGGTAAATCGTTCTTGTCAAAACATTTTCTATAACTGCGATTTTTTGCTATTTGACCTCTATATGTATAAACTTGATTAGCAATATACAATTCGCTATTATCTATAAAATATTCTACGTAATGACTATAGTCACGTGTGAACAACATATCTGCATCTAAACACACCGTGTGTTCAAACGGTGTCAATTGATCCATCCACGAACGTCCGTCCCAAAATGTTTCTTGATTCCACTCAATGATATGATCGAAAACCCAAGGACTTTTCAGTTTATCAATTTGCTTTTTGTCATCAATAACTAATGCTACTTTATCATATCCTTCTTGCTGCGTATTTTTAATACTCAGAGCTAATGCATATGCTAACTTAAGATAATCTATGGATTGATGTTGTGCAACAAAAATTAAGTAACCAAAATTCATATTAGCTCCAACAACTTGTTGCTATTTCTTATTATACTTTGTTTATTCATAATATGAATATCCGTGTTAGATATTGTAGCAGCACAATAATTATTATCTAATCTATGATTTATTAAAAATTTTAATTTGTTGTTATCTACATCATACAAAATATCTTTATCCAACGCAGATAAAACAGGTGGTAATCTTCCTATGTTAGTTTCTTCAAATCCATCTAATATATGTTTAGTTACACTAAATGCTATGTCGTTTCTATATTGTCTACTATCATACCTATAAACATCGCCATAATGTTGATAGTTTTCTTTAACATGATTTACTGTGTCAAAAAATATTTTTGCATTTTTATTTTTATTAAAAATAACAGTTGTTGCCCAATATAATTTTACACCAGTTTCGCTGACATTTCTATCTAGATATCCTAATCTTTTGTTATCGTAAATATCATTAATAGCTTCACCGATCATTACATCATCATCACCTTCTAAATATTTTAAAAGATTATCAGTGAAAACAAAAAAATCGCTGTCTATGAGTAATGTTCTATCATAGGGAGTTAGATCCCATACACTGTTGCGATTCGTGTTAACGAACGGAACTGTCATACCTGCTGACCCATCATGTAACATTCTATGATTATTTGTTTTAGGTCGTTCGGTAATTATTATTTTTTCAAATACAAGTTTAGCTAAATTTAATTTGTCTGATTGTTTCATCCAATCTAACGTTGCCTCATCAGTTATTAACGAGACTGATATAGACAGATATTTTTTTGCTAGACCGCCACTGATTATGGCCATTAAGGCATAATCTACTGTACGATTGTTATGAGCGTAGATGACTATGCCGCGATTCATAAATCAAGTAATTTTTCCACCGACCTACTTTTTTTGATCTGTTCATACTGTTCAAAAAATTCGTTCGTAACTTCAAAATATCTACTTAATATTTCTTCATGAAATACTGAAAGATCTTTAATTAATATAGGATTTTGATTTAAATCTAATAACACCACTGATGAAGTTCTACCTTTATTGCACAGCATATCTACAAAGGTAAGCAAAGTTCTATCTATGTAAAAAATTCCACCACTGTGACCATAGGTCAATTTGGCTTCTGTACGTTCTTTTAGAGTTTTTTTCTGTATTGAAAAAGTCTGTTGATAATTAGAAAAATCCAATGCAGACTTTAATTGTTCTTGCATGATGCCTCCTCAATAAACTGCGTAGTTTATTTATGAGGGGCTAAGAACTGATTAATTAAAAGTTGAAATAGTTTTTCATTCTAGAAGTTAGTGCAGATATAATAGTCAAAGCTTCCGCAGTAGTAACTGCCACACCGCTGGCTTTTGACAATAGCATGGTTCCACAAATTAAATTAGTAGATGAAGACATTGATATGTAAGCATTTTGAATGTTAGTGTCAGCAAGAGCCTGACCATAACTTAAAGTACCATATACTGAATTCCACCGAGGATGACCTATTATCAAATAAAGGTCACAGACTGAAGCATCAAATGCGGCAGAAACAGTTCTAAAATAAGCATAAACAGTAAAACCATTACTATCAGCCCCATTTAATATTAGATCTGAACTAATTGCGCCAGAGCCATCAGCCCCTAAACCTCCTATTTTTCCAATACCAGTAGTGACACCACTGCCGGGTCTGTAACCGAAAACAGTGAGAGGACGCGATTCGGGGCCTCCTTTTGATGGGAAAACAGTTTCGTTAACATTTATATCAGGATCAGTGTATCCGAAAGTTTTATAAGTAAAATTACTATCTACTGTTTGTAGAGTTTTTCCTAATTCATATCTAATACACCGTGCATAATCAGTGCTATTTATAGGAGTGGAAGCAAGGCCGGGATTAATATAGTTTGTTACAAAACCACTATATACCGGCATTGTCCAGTTACCTTGATCAAACATATCACTTAGACCGTCTACTATGAGTTGATCGTAAAAATGTGAAACAGTGTTGAAACCGTCTAGTCTATAATTATAGAAGCTTGGATTTCTAAACTCTGTTCGGAAAGCATTAAGATATGACACCAATCCATCAAAGAATAATGATGGTGTGTATGTAGGAGTAACGAATGCTGTATAATCTGCAGATATAGATCCTACTCCTATAGTCGGTGTAGCAACTGTGAACACCGCATTGTTAGGAACCATTATACCAGTAGCATACTTGACATTACAAGTTAATGTAAGAGTTCCGTCCACTAAATCATGAGGTAGATATTCTGCAGGATTTGGAGCAAAAGGCCTTCCTACAGCAGTAGTACTTTGATCTACATATCCGTCAGTCCAAACTACACGTATCTCACCATAGGCTGCTGTGCCTGTACTATTGTTACTAACATCGGTGACACGTGCCTGTAATTGTATATTATTAGATCCGTAAGGACTAGAAGCTGTACCAGTGTAATATGTTTGAAAAGAGCTGGTTAGTCTATACCAATTTAATCCGTCAGATGGAGTGGTGCCGGTTCCTGGATTGTTTGCTCCAAATTCTTGAGTTCCCATTGCTGTTAACAAATTTGACCAAGAAGTATTTTGAGAACTAGAGGCTCCGCCCGTTCTCGAAGAACTTATCCTTATTTGCCCACCACTGTTAAAAAACCAACGAGCTTCATTTGCACTGGCAAAATAAAAACCTATGGTCGCACTGATAGTGCCGTTCCATGCATCTGTTTTTGTAACACTAATAGCTGTAGTTGTTGCGCTTTCACCTGCTGCAACAGTAAATCTGTTAGTGGTAATATTGTTAATCCAATCGTCATATTGTTTTTGTGGCACGTCTAATGTGCCTGTATCGGGAGTAAAAGTACTAGAATATCTAATAGTATTCCCAGCTACAGGAACAGCCATTGTAGGATTACTGCCGTTAACGTGCCGATAGGCATTGATAATATCAAATCTTAAGTTGGCCCATTCGTTAACAGTAACTTTGGCTCCTTCGGCAATGGCCGAACTATTAATGCGAGATGCCTGTCCCCATCCAAAATTACCGGCGCCGGTACCTAACACCGAAACAACTTTGTTTCTAATGTCGTTGTAATCTGCTGTAAGAATTTTACTATTGACTGCTGGCATGGGTTTATTTACTAGACTAGCTAGCGGTTATAGTAGAAAGTGAGTATGTCGGACTTGTAATGGTAAATGAACCAGATGGTTGCATTGATCCCGACGCCTTGAGTTCCTGTACTGCAATAGTTAAAGTTCCATCTACTACATCGTTTGGAGGAAACGTAGGTGGTCCCGGATTAAATGTATCCGGATCTACATATGAGTCTAAAAGTGTAATTCTTAATAATACCTGAGTCGCAGTTCCTGCTGAATTATCAGCTACATCACATCTAGCTTCCAATCTAAGGCTATTAGCAGAGTATGGTGTACTTAAAGAATTAGTATAACTCTGCTGATAAGAATTAGTCAATGTATAAAAATTTACATTAGGATTAGTATCAGCGCCAAAGGATACTGTTCCAACATTAGTTAAAAAATTCTTCCATGCGTTTACTTGCGATGTAGGAGAACCTCCGCTTATTGAAGGTGCGAATCTAATTTTGCCGCCGCTATTAAAGAAATATCTTGCTTCATTAGCATTACTGAAAGTCACAGTCAATACAGCCTGTGCCTGTGTACTCCACGTAGAACTATAAGTTTGGCTGGCTTTAGCTGTTACTACAGATTGATTTCCTGCGATATTGAAACGATTAGCTATTGCCTGTTCTAATAAAATATCATAATTAGTATTAGGAGATCCTGGGCCATAACCGATAGGATCTCCTACATTCACCTGAACAATATTAGGCAAAACTCCGTCTTGGTGTAACCTAATATTAATAATATCATATCTTAAAGCATCCCACTGTGCTTTAGTAATTGTGTTTCCAGAGAAAACATCAGCCGAAAGCACAGTTTGACCGTACCCCCTAGAAGCTGATCCTGTACCCAATAAAGACTGTGCTTTATCTTGTATAGTAACAAATTGGGCTGCAAAAATAGAAGTTCCGCTAGTCATTATAACACCAATACTTCAATTGTTTTTACACCTATATCGTCGCTGCTGTTTAACGCCACAGCAAATACATCGCCGGCATGCGGCACTGCTGCCACTGCTGTTCCGTCATTTCCTGCTATTAAACGTTGTCCCTTACGAACTGCACCGGTTACCTTACATGGAACACGCCCTTTTAGAGCAATATATGTACCACCTTCTAGATCTTTATTCATCATAAAAGCTGGATTAGTAGATACTACTCCGATAGCACGTTGTCCCCATTGGCAAGCCTCCACTTCATGATCGCCGTGTTCACATACAGATACAACTGTGCCTGCTTCATACTCTTTGTCTGTCAAATATTTTTCAGCTAAGTCGGCGTATCGAGCTGCGGTTGCTGTACCATTGAAGATATTCGCAGTGATATTTCCGCTGGCATCTCTAGCTGCAATACTGTAGGCCGTAGCAGACAATCTAGCTGTTCTATATTTGGTGCTAGTAGTTGCATCTGACCATACTGGATCTGCAACAGCATCTGTTTTATCTATAAACGTTCTATCAACTTTGTCTGCTATACCAATAAATTGATTAGCAACAAGATTACCGTTGGTATTTCTAACTGCTACCGTAGCCACGGCTGTTATAGGTACTGTAGCACTAGGTTCTAAATCTGTTAGTTTACTGGCATTGGTAGCTGTGGATGCCGATCCTGTAATAGAACCAGTAAGTGTGCCTACAATATTTGCTCCTATATAACCAATTTGTTTTGTAGCAGCATTAATCATTACTTCGTTGTCGTTGGCTAGTACATTACCTTTATGCACTCCTGTGCTGTTTCCAGTAATTGCGCCAGTAAAAGATCCGTTAAATGTTGTGGCAAATACTGTATTCCACCTTAGATCACTTCTTCCTAAATTATAGGTATTGTTGATTCCAGGAATTACTCCTGTAGAAGTAACTAAAGCAACATCTCTCTCGTCTGTGGTTTCAGTTACTGTTATCCTAAATGTTATAGGATTTCCTAATCTGTTTTCTACAATAACATCATCACCGTTTTCAATCCTAATTCTTAAATCGTTTCCGTCACCTACCTGAAAACCGGGATCTTTAAAACTAACTTCTGAAGTGAAATTACTTTCACCTGTTTTAATATATTGATCGGCTGTAAATCCACCTAACTTAGCAGCGTTAGACGCTGTGCCCCAGAAGGTAAAATCATCTGTGGAGATACCTGTTTGTGATTTAGCTAAGGTGATACCCTTTTTAACCACTGTAAAATCATCAATGGCATTCTTGGTATTGTCTAATGTGAATGCAGTTTTGCTGACAATAGCTATAGTTTTGTCATCGGCTATGACTTTTAAAATAGTGTGCGGGCCTACAGCAGTAGAAGGTGTGCCGTATACCACAGCAGGACTAATTATAGATGTTCCTAGATCTGGGCTAGCGATCGGACCAACTAGTGTGAATTCTGTTCCAGTATAGGCATATAGCTGTTTTGCTCCGGTGTCCCACCAAAAATCTCCAGTTGATAGTCCGCTAGGTGCAGTAGCACTGGCTTCTGCACCACTGGCTACTTTGAATCTAGAACCATCATAAAATTTCAGCTTTCTGGTGTTGGTATCAAACCAAACTTGACCAGTAACTGCTTTTGGAGGTGCGGTGGTATTTGCAAAATTCTCTAGTAAATGCAGAAAATTTTCGTTTTGAACTTCGCCGTAACCTGCGTAGTTTTTACCAATAAATCGCAGATCAGTCGTGGTATCAATTGTGCCGTCTGCGACCGATGTTAAAAATACACCGTTAAATTTATTAACTTCATATGCCATGCTGTTAGCCCCTAATATCTGTTATTTATTGTATTACACAATGCGAGCTGCTGCGGCCTGTCTTTGCTGCTCTAGCTCTATATATTCTGCATCAGTTAGACTAGTTGGCACATTCAATGCTTTTTGTCTAATATGTCTTAAAACTTTCCAATCTGTACTGTTTAAAAATTCACGCTCTAAACTATTGGCTAGATCTCTAGCTTTTTGTTCGGTCACGCTGGCTGCAACAGGCTTAACTGTTCTGCTAGGCACATCAAAATAATGTGTCTGCACTAATATTTGATTTGCCTGTTCGTCGGTTATTTCTTGTACCTGAACGCTATTTGGCACATTTGGAGCATAATTTAATATGCTAACAACAATATTATTTTCTATACAAACATAATGCATGATTAACTCCAAATAGCCAAATAATTAGCAGCCGGTGTAGAACGCTGTTCTGTGTTTTGTACATATACTCTAATTCTATCACCTAAATTACTCCAAGTACATCTCATAGAATCGTCGCCGTTTACTCCTCCTGCATAGTGAATAACTGCGATGCTTGGAATAAATGCTACCAGATCGCTCATAGTTTTACCAGATGGAGGAAATACATCAAAAAAGTTAGCATTATTATTCCACGATCCTACTTGATTAGTAAATCCGCTGGTACTGTAAACAGTATTGCCATAAGTAAATACCGTGGCGTTGTCAGTAGTCGCTATCTGTCTCCAAGCACTCCACGCATTAGTTGTGCTAGTGTCATCATTGACTCTAAAGTATAAACCTGTAGGAGCGGATTCTTCGCTGTTCCAATTAAAGGCCAACTGTCCAGAATATACTCCTCCGGGCCCTGACACTGTGATACCGCCATAATATAAACCAGGAAAATCGCTGCTATTGTAGGCGCTGAAGCCTCTAATACTGCGTTGTGGGAACGTATTAGGACTAGGACTTTGTACGCCTGTAGAAAATTCATCATAGTTTTGAATGTTACTGATAGATGAATCTACATAAGACTTAGTTGCGGCATGTAGCGAAGAACTAGGATTTGCATGTAAAGTTAAGAACCCAGTCATTGTGTCACCGGTCTTGGCAACATTATTACTTGAAGAACCTGTTACATTACCTATTAAGTTTGCAGTGATTGTACCTGCTGAAAAATTACCACTGGCGTCTCTTGCTACTATCTTATTTGCAGTGTTAGTTGTAGATGCATCTACAGAAATTGTTACAGGTACTGATGAATTAAAGAAAGAAACTGCACCGCTGGTAGATGTGTTAATCATATTAACATAACTACCTTTATTCAATTGTTCAGTGTTTAACGGTTGCCAACTTATGGAACTTGCCTGTGCTTTCAAAACATAACCAGGAGTTCCCAATCCCAATAAAGTAGTTGTACCTGCAGATGTTTGATAAGGTATAGAACCAGCGCCGCCGCCTGCTATGTTTGTCGCTGTAGTGGCAAGCGTTGCTGTATTGGCATTACCATAAAAGTTATTAGCATAAACTCCGTCAAATTTATATCCAGTAATACCTAAATTAGTTGTGTTGTCACCAATAACAGCCGGGGCATTAGGACCACCTAAACTTAATGACCTAGATGCATTTACAAATGAAATATCTGGACCACTAGATCCCATATCAAAATTCAGTGTACCAGTAGTCGATCTTAAAGTAGGAGTACTTGAATCTACAAACAGGCGTAATTGACTGCCACTACCTATTAAAATCCCAGCGTTAGCTACATTAAGATTTGTTAATGTACCTAATTGTTCTAAAGAAGATAACTTTACATCAGCGTTAATTTCATTTCCAGTTAATGTTCCTGCGCTGGCTGTAACTGTAATGTTTTGTGTGCCATCAAAACTTACGCCGTTAATGGTTCTGGCTGTTGCGAATCTTGTAGCAGTTGCAGCGTTACCTTGCAATTGCGATCCGATGAATTGATTAGCCTGTACCACATTAAAAGAACTTGTGCCCGATGTAGAAGTAACATTGCCTGTTAAATTGCCCACAAAATCAGCGGTAATTGTTCCTGCAGAAAAACCTCCGTCGCTGTTTCTAGCAACTACCTTGCCGATTACATTGGACGGAGTAGCATCTACACTCCATGTTCTTTCGACACCGCCATCAAAATCAGAACCAACAATATATGTCCCTTTTCGTAAGAAGTTGGTGGTAGATGATTTAACAGTAACATCCATTGTACCGTTAAATGGCACTCCGTTTATTAATCTCGCGGTAGAGAACTGGTCGGCACTATAGGCATTGCCGGTTATGCTACCGTTTATTTTTGCAGAAGAAGATAAATTAATACCTACTTGTAAAATATTAGAAAATCCGCTTACTGAATTACTAGGATTAATTGTAAATGTTTGATGTGTACAAATTGCGAAAGGCACACCGTCTGTCTCTAAAAATATAACCGGTCGTGGGTTTCCGGATAAATCATCTAATGATGCTGACCTAGCTCTAGTCGATGCAAATCCGTTTACTGATTCAGGTCCAACAAATCTCCACTCAGTGCCAGTGTAGATGTGCAATTGATTAACTGGGGTTTTAAGCCATAATGTTCCTGGATTTGAATTAAGAGGTGTAGTAGCACTTACTGTTGCTGATCCTATTGGATTCCATTGAGATCCGTCGTAGGCGTAGGCAGTATCTTCTGCGGTATTGAACCAAATTTGACCTGTAATAGGTCGAGAAGGTGGAGCATCATTAGCAAAATTTTCTAGGAGGAAAACAAAATTTTCATTTTGCGATTCTCCGTAACCGACATAATTTCTTCCAACTAGGTTAAGACTGGTGGTGGTATCGAGTGTACCATCCTGTAGTACAACTAATTGCGCTCCACTAAATTTGTTTATTACATAGGCCATTTACGCCGCTCCTGATTCTATTATGGTGGTAAAACTGTATCTGATTGCCATGCCCAAACACCGCCCACGATTTGAAACACCTTGATAATTCTAGTAGTAGAAACACTGGCTGCTGCAATTGTAGCTAAAGGAAAGCTCACATTTGTTACCGCAGGAGCAGTTGCTCCTCCTAAATTTATTAAGAATGGAGAAGTAGAAAATGCAGGAGGTAAAGCATTAATGTCTAAACTCTGAGCGTTATTGTTAATTAAGTTACATAACACTCTAGCTGTCGTTCCAGCTCTAAATTCTGCTACCGGAGCTAAATTATTTAAAATATTAGTAATGATATAGGTATTATTTTTACCGTCAGACAAATCAATACTAAAAACCAATGTTCTAGATTCTACTTTGTTGTCTGTGTATTCTTTAGTTGCTGCATCTTGCGCTGATACTGGATTAGCCAATCCTGTTATCCTTGGACTACCGATCAAAGCAACATTTCCTGTGCCGTCTGGTTCTAACTCAATATCAAAATTAGAACTCACTGTGCTGATTCTATGGTTTTCTAATCTTAGCTGTGCTACCGCCGGTGCCCCTGGTCCCACATTAACCACTGTCTGTGTACCGAAAGAACTTACTCCCGGAATACTAGTGATAGCAGATCCCAAACTGGTACCATCAATTACTTTTACTCCGCCTATATAAAGTTCTTTTCCTGCCGCTAAGTTAATCGTTTCGGAAACTGCTAACCAATTATTAGCCTGACTATAAGCGATAGTTTTATCGGTATCACCTTTAATGGTTATACCTGCTCCGTCTGCTGTGGCATTAGTTGGAGCAGACACGTTGGCTATCACAACATTTTTATCTTCTACTGTAAGTGTAGAAGTGTTTAACGTTGTTGTTACGCCCTCTACTGTTAAATTACCAGTAACTACTAAACTACCTCCTGTAGTTACCACACTGTCTGGATATCCCAAATACAATCCAACTGTTCTATCACTAGCATCAATGACCATAGCATCTTCTTGGTTGATGCCTTTTCTTACATTCAAAAACAAGTTTTTAT